GATGAAAATAACGATGACGAGGAAGATGATGACGACGACAATGACGACGACGATGACGACGACGACGACGATGACGAGGACGATGACGATGACGATGATGAAGATGACGATGACGATGACGATGACGATGACGATGACGATGATGATGATGATGATAAAAAGAAAAAAGGTAAATCAAAAAAAGGCAAAAAGTAAAACAATGAAATTATCACCTTCAAATGCACATAGATGGTTAGTCTGTACAGCAAGCGCAATAATAGAAGAGACATTACCAACACCACCTTCTAATAAATTTGCTGATGAAGGAACAGCGGCACATAAACTAGCTGAAATTACACTAAACAATAAAAGCAAAATTGTTGAATCAGATAATGAGGAAATGAAAAGAAATATACAAGTATATGTTGATTATATTTATAAAAAATCCAAATTTGAAAACATAGAAGTTGAATCCAAGTTTCCAATATTCGAAACTAATAATGGTATTGTTGATTGTTCCTTTATCAAAAAGAAAACATTGTATATCATTGATTTAAAATATGGTGCTGGTCAAGATGTTGATGTTAACAACAATCCACAAATGCTATTATATGCAATTGGCTTGCTTCCCAAATATCCAGATATTAAAAAGGTCAAACTGGTTATAATCCAACCAAGGACAACAGGCATTAAAACACAAACTTTAAAGGTCAAGGATGTTTTGAAATTCAAAAACAAAGTTGAGAAAACTATATTTGAAATTCAAAATAATCCAAAACTAGAAGTTGGGGAACATTGTAAGTATTGCAGAGCAGAATCAATATGTATTGCTAGGCACAAACTTTTTATATCTGCATTGAATAGCAAGAATCTAATTGATCCAATGCAATTCAAAGAAGTTTTGGATCATAGTAAGGATGTTCTAGCATTCATTAAATCTGTTGAGGAAAAGGCATATGAATTATTTAAAGACGGAAAGAAAATTCCAGGGTATAAAATTGTTAGAAATAGAGAAGTATCAAGATGGAATAGGGCAGAAAAACACATCATAAATAAATTGAGGAAGAAAGGATTTAAAGACATTGAGAGAACTAGCTTGAAACCAATTGGAGAATTGAAAAAATTTATTCCTCAAAACATCCTTGAAAAATTTATAATCAAAAGTTCAACAGGAATAACGTTAGTAAAGGACAGTGATCCAAGGCAATCAATTACTGATGCAGAAAGGGATTTTTCTGATGGGAATAAATAAATCAATTTTGAAAACAGGTTCGTTATTAGATGATGGTAAAAAAATCAAAACTCCAATATTTAGATTATCATTTCCATATGTTTTCAAACGCCATGCATACGGGCAAGAGGAAGAAAAATATTCAATTACTATGCTATTTGATTTAGATGAAGTTGATTTATCAATCATGCAATCAGAAGTGAAGAAAGCCATTAAAGAAAAATTTGGAAAGAAAGGTCTAAAAGATAAGAAAATTAGAAAGCCCTTTAGAAAAGGTAGGGATAAACCGGAATTAGATGGATATGATGGTAACATTAAATTTGCAGTCGCAAAAGGAAAATTTAAACCTCGAATTGTAAATGCAGATCTAGAAGAGATTTCAGAAGAACAAGAAAACGAACATGAAATTTATGCAGGTTGTTACTGTAGGGCAACAGTTAATGTGTTTGCATATGATAACAAAACAAAAGGTGTTTCATTTGGATTGTTAGCATTACAGAAAGTAAAAGATGGTGAACCCTTTGGATCATCAAGTGACCCAATGAAAGATTTTGATGAAGGCGAAGAGAAACCAAAAAAGAAAAAGAATAAATGATTTTCATAGATTTTGAATGTCGATCTAAATCAGATTTAAAAAACAGGGGTGCATGGATCTATTCAAAAGATCCAAGTACCCAAGTTTTGGTTCTGTCATATGCTATAGACCATGGAGAAATAAAAACCATTATCAAACCAAATAAAACCCCCAAAGACATTCAAAGACAATTGAAAAAAGGTGATTCAATTTGTGCGCACAATGCAAGGTTTGAAAATAGTATTTGGAATAATACATTGAAATGGGAATACCTATCATTTAATAAAATGTTTTGTTCCCTAGCATTGTGCGCACAATTGAACCTTCCTAGATCTCTTGATGATGCAGCAAAAATTATATTGCATGAGAATAAAGATCAAATTGGCTATAAGCTTATGTTAAAAATGTGTAAACCTAGAAAACCAACAAAAAAAGATCCTACCATTTGGATTGAATCCCCTGAAATGCTTGATAGGCTAGGTGTCTATTGTACAAAGGATGTTTCGATTGAAAGGGATCTATATTATAGATTGATTCCCTATTGGCAGGAATCAGAAAAACCAGTATGGAATTTAAACCAACATATGAATAGCATGGGTTTACCAATTGATTATTCTACATGCAAAAAAGCCCTGGATATAGTTAGAATAAATGAAATAAAAGCCAAGAAAAAAATATATAAACTTTCCAATGGTGCAATACAATCACCAAATCAAACCAAGGCAATTGCAAAAATTTGTGGAGTTAAATCAATTGCCAAAGATTCAATTGAATCATTAATAAATAAAAAAGGTTTATCTAAATATCAAAAGAATATATTAAAAATTAGAAGAGACTTTGGGAAATCTTCCAATGCAAAAATTATATCAATGCTAGATTATTGTGATACTGATAAACGAATTAGGGATTTTACGATATATCATGGAGCAAACACAGGAAGGGAAACTGGAAGTGGACCACAACCTTTAAACCTTCCAAGGGGAAAATTCAAACCAGCATTAAAGACAATCAAGGCAATTAAAAAAGGTAACAAGGATTTAACACAAGATCAAATATCAAAGGCTATTAGATTACTATTTAAGGCACCCAAAGGAAAAGAATTTATTTGCTCCGATTATGCAGGAATTGAGGCTAGATTAGTAATGTGGCTTTCAGGTGAAACAAAAGCTTTAAACGATTTCAGAAAGGGTAAAGATATTTATATTACAATGGCAAGTGTCATTTTTGATAAACCTCTTAATAGTATTACAGACTTTGAACGGTATGTTGGAAAGCAAGCGATCCTTGGATTAGGTTATAATATGGGGGTTGATAGATTCATTGCAACCTGTAAAGGGCAGGGTGTTACAGTTGAAAGGGAAGTTGCTACAAAAGCAGTTAAGACATATCGATCATATTATAACAAAGTAGTAAAGCTTTGGAATCTTTTAAATGAAGCTATTACTAAAACTATTGAAACAAAGGTTCCCCATATTGTAAAGGGAATCAAATTTCAAATCATAGATAAAACCCTAAAGATAGTTTTGCTATCTGGTAGGAAACTAACATATTGGAATCCTAGAATTGATTTTGATTCCTATGGTAGAAAGCGAATACTATATAAAGGTGTTAATCCCAAAACTAAACAATGGGGAACATTGGATCTATATGGGGGAAAGATTCTTGAAAACATTGTACAAGCAACGGCAAGGGATCTTTTAATAAAATCTTTATTAGAATTACATAAACAGGGATTCAATCCTATTTTATCAGTCTATGATGAAATTTTATGTGAAGAAAAATCTAATACTATGAATCTAGCAATGCTTGAAAAAATAATGCTGAATGCCCCAATATGGGCTAATGGTTTACCCCTGCAAACTAAAGGATGGACGGGTAAAAGATACAGAAAGGATTAAATGTAAATGCTTAAAACTGAAATAGAAATAACATTGTTGTATTCTATTCTAATAACCATTTTAATATTTAGCATATTCAATTCATGTGAAAGCATTGCACAAGAAAAAACAACTAAAGAATTAATAATGTCCCTTGCTACTAATGCTCCAAACAATCCAGTTAATAAGGATGGAGAATTTCTAAATAACCTAATAGCAACAATTGAAGATTGTTCCATTAAATATGATATTCCAATTCCCTGGATTGTTGTAATAATATTTAAAGAATCATCTTTCAAAATGAAATCTATTGGATACAAGGGAAAGGAAATTGGTTTGATGCAAGTCTATCCATCAACTGCTAAAGCCTTTAAATGTTCTGATATGGAATCCATAGAAGGACAAATTAATTGTGGATGTAAGGTTTTAAGGTTTTGCATTGATAGGTGCAATGGAGATTTTATATCCGGTTTAACGGCTTATGCATCTAAACATAGAAGATGTAAAGCAAAAAAGGGATCTCGATTAGAAAGGGCAATTAAAAACAGAATTAGAATTCATGCTAGAATCACAAGTTGAAAAATCTTGCTGTAAGTATTTGAAAAAATTAGGATACCTTCCTATCAAATTATATTCAATTGTTGGAATACCGGATAGATTAATCATTGGTAAAAATCAGGAAGTTTTTTTTATAGAATTTAAATCTGAAAAGGGAACATTAAAGAAGCATCAGAAATATTTTAGAAAACTTCTTAGATCATTTGGATTTAGGGTAATGATAATTAAATCTTTGAAAGGATTAAGGAAAAAGCTATGTCAAAATTAGTTTTTATATCTGGTAAGTATACAGGAAAAGATTCAGTAGATACTATCTATAATATTGAATTAGCTGAATATTATGGTTTATCAATAGCAAAAATGGGTGGATTCCCCATCATTCCGCATTGCAATACAAGACTTCCCTTCACACTAATTCAACCATATGATTTTTTTATTGATGGTTATTTGAGGCTATTAGAAAAATGTGATTGTGTTTTCATGCTTCCCAATTGGAAGGGTTCACATGGAGCAAATCTTGAACACAATCAAGCGAAACTTTTAAGAATCCCTATACACTATGAACTTTCATCTTTATTACAATGGCTAAAAAACTAAAAGCCTATCAGCTTCAAGCTGTACAATCTATTATAAAAAATAAGAACCATGCTATATTTGCCGATCCAGGTTTAGGGAAAACGGTTATCAGTCTAACAGCTATCAAGCTACTATTAGAATCAGAAGAAATAGAAAAGGTTCTGATAGTTGCTCCATTGATTATTTGTCGGATGGTTTGGCCACAAGAAATAAAAAAATGGTATGGATATTTAAAAAGATACATTCAAAGATTGTACAAGAATAATACAATCAATCAGAACAAAAAAATATTTCTAATAAATCCAGAATCAATTCACAAAATAGATTTAAATCAATTTGATATGCTATTCATTGATGAAAGCACAACCTTTAAAAATCCATCTAGCAAACGATTTAAAGTTATTCGTCCATATCTCAAAAAATTTAAACGAAAGATCATATTAACAGGAACACCAACACCCAATAGTGTTATGGATTTATATTCACAAATTTATATATTGGATGAAGGTAAATCATTAGGAAAAAAGATCACAGGTTTCAGGGATAGATATTGCAAAGCAAATATTAAATACATTGGAAATAGCAGAAAGTTTTTTACATATACAGTCAAAAAAGGATCTGATAAAGCTATTGCAAAAAGAATCTCTCATTTGGTAACAAGGTTAGATGCAAAGGACCATTTCAAATCTAATGATCCAATTTTTAATGATATATGGGTTAGAATGAATAAGAAGGAACAAGCCACATATAATAATATGGAAAAGAATTTATTTGCTGAATTGAAAGGAAAAGAAATTCTGGCGTTTCATGCTGGATCGGCCTATAACAAATGTAGACAATTAGCCAATGGAGCAATCTATACAGAAGATAAATCCTCTTTTGTAGAATTGCATACACTTAAAATTGATATTCTTGAATCCCTAATAAATGAATTGCAAGGAAAACCCATCCTATTAGGATATGCATTTAAACATGACATTCAACGAATCATGGAAAGAATAGATGGTGTTACATTAATCAATAGCAAATCGAGTTTAAGGGTTGAAAGGAATTGGAATAAAGGAAAGTATCCAATTCTAGCTGGTCAAGTGGGTGCAATATCTCATGGTTTAAATTTGCAACATGGGGGTTGTAATATAATTTTTTTTGGTTTAACTGATAATCCTGATTCATATGAACAATTTATAAAACGAATATTAAGAACTGGATTTAAAGGTATCCTACAAATCCATAGGATTCTTTGCAAAAAAACTGTTGATGTTCCTATTACAAAAAGATTAAAGGTCAAAGGTGATAATCAAATTACAATGCTAAAGCTATTGCACAACTATATGATTTCACGAATTAAGAACTGAAAACACAATACCAGCTAAAACCAACAGTGGGGGCATTAAACCAACTAATATTTTTGCTACTGTTCCCCATGAAATAGAACCCTTGCTATTTCTTGGCATAATAGAATGTTTGTTTTGGCAATGCTCATCAATTTTATTTGAAACAATATCATAAATATCTTGCTTAGTTGGCATATTTTCTTTAATATATTCAACCCTGATTCCAAGTGCAACTAATAAATCATGATCGGATTGACTCGTCATTATGTTAATCTCTCAATTGTTGGAACTCTAGTTATTAACCCGGAACCCGTATATGAATATTGAGGAATCCATAAACAATCATCAGCATATACAAAACCTCCATGAGGTTCATCTTCTCCACTATCCGCCGATCCAATGGGATACAGGAAATATTTATTTGTTAGGTCTATTGTAGTTGCGTCAACCTGCCTTTCCCCTTGCATTGGATGAAATGGTAAAACAAATTCCTGTGTTGTATTGTATTCAACTAAATCATTTACTGTTTCTCGCATTGCCCTAATCCATAAACGTCTTCCATCAAAAATAATTCTACAATCTGATGGGGTATTGCGATAGGTGGCACATGGAATTTTGAAAACAAAAATTCGCCATACTTCACCAGCAAGATAGAAACACCCAATTAAAAGATCATCATTTGTTGCAGGGGTTGTTTCATTTCTGGTTGCAACATACCATATATATTGACCATCAAATGTTAAACAACCAGGATAATAATCTTCACTAGTTGAAATCTCTAATTCACTTCCCAAACCATCTGTTAAATCAGAAATTAAAGCATTGCACAAAATCCCTTGACTAACAGAACCTAATCTAAAAAACCAAATTCTTTCACCATCTGAACATATATTCTTTAAACAAACACTTGAAGCTGATGATGTAGCATTACCATAACCCCAAGATGGAACTCCACTTCCATCTTTTGCAAATAGACCTATTGGATCATCCTCTGTTACATCATCAGTGACAATTCCAATATTGCTATCATCAGCAATTATGATCTTTTCAATAGTTTTATCTTCAATTAAATATGTCCAAATTGGGGTACTTGACCAAGGATTTTTTGAGAATTTGTATAATCTGCTATCAGTTCCATTTCCAGTTGCGAGATAGACATAATTCCCATCAGAACAAATAGAACGGCAATTATCATCTTCCTCTAATGTAGGGGATAGATTAACGGATGTTAATACAAAATCATCATCATTGTAAATTTCAAAAATAGTTGCAATACCAACGGGACCAAAATCAAATCTAGTACAACACAACATAGTGTCTTTATTTAATTCGTAATTATGCCCTCGACAACTATCAACAATGCAATACCCCAAATCAATAACATTCATTAATGAAAATGGATGAATCCTGTTATCTTCAAATGAATGACCTGAAATTCTGGCTTGAATATCTCCAATGTATGGTTCTATAGCTTTTCTATTATTGGATTCTGCAAATTTATTTAATAAAACATCTTGCCTATTTTGTAAAAAGTTTTCCCATTCCACGGGGGGTTGTTCATTATTAACCCATCCTAGATCAATTTTAGTATTAGTTGGAGTTTCAATTGAAGCGGTTCCTCCGCTTGCCCATTCTCGAATTTTATCTAAAAGACCCATTTTCCTTTACTCACTTTCTGGCCAGTTGATGATCCAAAGGATTGTGCCACCTGCTTTTGGTGCATACTTTTGTAATAGAAACCTTTGTTGATTGGTTAAGAATTCATCTATTTCAACTATTATTTCCCCTGTGTCACCCGTTGTAATACGCGCACTAATATCAAAAGTATCACTAATGAATGTATATATATCTTGAACAGTAGATTTTTTAAGGGTTGCAAGGGCTTTCGCATTAATGAAGAATCTATAGGTTTCATCATCTTCGGCAATCCCTGTTTTTATGCCTTCCAATCCGTTATAATGTCCCCCATCTAAATCACCTAAAGCTGAATAGGCTTTATTGGAATCCCCTAAATCATATTCTTCACCCAATTCAATTAAACAATTCCATTGGCCAGTTAATAACCCATTACATCCAACATACCATTGATAATCACCTATAGGAAATTGAATTAATGGATCCTCAAATAAAATTTCTTCCTCAAATTCTGTTTCATCAACTGTTGATTTAACAATAACTTTTATTGAATTGTTAGCAATTTTTTCAAATGTAAAAGTTGATTCAATATTTTGATGGAAATTATCAGGAACCATATCAGCGTCAGTATCTTGACACATTATGTTAATTGCTTCAAATCCAGAACCGGATAATTGCCAATAATAATTTCCATCATCCTCATCAAAGATAAAAGCAAAAGTAATTGATTTTCTGCTTTCATCAGTCAATGACATAATAGGCTTTGAATATGAAACACCAGTATAGACATAATCCAATGGTGTTATCTTTAAGGGAACACCAAAAAGATTTCCATGATTTGTTGCTTCATATGTTGAAGCTTGTGTTGCAACTGATGATCCAGATGTTTTGATTAAAGGCAATTGTGTTCTTACACTTACATAACCTAAAGCACCAAACATATATAATGAAGGTGTTGATCCATCCCCTGATGTTTGTATTCCGCCGTTTGAATTAGCTGCATAAACACTAAAGTTTCCACCTGATGGAACTGATGAGAAACAAACCATACATAAAAACCAACCGCCACCAATTTCTTGAATTGAATGAGATTCCACGTTAGCCTGTTTTTGTCCTGTTACACCTAATTCAAGATCAAACCAAGCAACCGAATTAGCTAAACCCGTATGTTGCAAAGCGGACCATCTTTTATTTCCCTGTTTCAAGGCAATAAAAAAATAATCTGATGGGGTATTAGGTGTTAAATAAAATCTATGATAGCTATTAGAACTATCAAGAATAAAGGTTGATGCACTTAAATCAATACCATCTGGACCAAGGATATAATTGTCTATTAATTGATCTGTTGCTATGGCTTTTGTCCATCGTCCATTAAATTCATTTGAATATGATAAGTAATTGCTGAAACTTGGATAATTCCTTACAATTGTTTCCAATCCTTCTAACCGTTTTTCATAGTTTCCAAATGGCAGAACTATCCCATCAACAGGGTTGTAAACTGTTCCAGTTGTTAAGCAATCCAAGTCCCTTAGTAATTGCTCTAAAGCCGATCTATATGTAAATATATAATCATCATTTAAATGTTCGCTTGGACGTGAAATCCCTACAATATCACCTAGCACATTTAACCAATATCCATTAGCAGTTGCAAGATCTCTATTACTTTTTAAATCATTTAAAATATCTGTTGAATCATCGAATCTTTCTATAAAAGCTTCTAATAGTTTTCTGATTCTATCACTATCAGAGAATTGATTTAATAGCCTTGATATTGCCTTTTCACTAGCAGATGACATTTAAACCTCAACAATTTCAATATCAGTTAGGGAAGCGACCCCCATTTCATCAGGTAGAATTTCTAAATTTGCTGATAGTGTAGGTGTTGGAGAAAATGAAATATAAATTCCTGTAACATAATGTCCTTCAACGGCATTAACAGGGGTATATAAATAAGTGGTAATGATGTTATCTCCAATAGAAAAACCGTCATGGTTGATTCCATTAGGCATTGTATATTCGCCATTGAAAAAATCAACAATGTTTTGTTTAATTGTATTATCCCCATCAGATGGGAAGAAACCATTTTTTTCTAATAGTATTTTTATATAAACTGTTTTCTCTGTTGGCCTAGAAAACTTTATTGTATATGTTTCGCCTGATATTGGATCATTGTAATCAATTTCGGTTGATCCATAATACCCAATACCAGCGGAAACATTTTCAAATAGAGCTTGTGCTATATCTTGATCATCTCCACCCTTGACAATAGCCCAAATATGTTGTGGGGGTACACCATTTGAATCTGTTAGATTTGTGTTATTCTCATAAATAAGTAACCGTTCAACTTCCTGAATATCATTAACAGCGGTATAGATTGCAGCTATAGAGCATTCGCCACATTTGAAAGATGCTATTTTTCGTCTGCTTCTAAGGGGTGTATCTCTTTCTTCAATTTCTCCTATTGAAGCACTAGCTTCATTTGTTACACTAGCCCACCCATAAATTGGATTTTCGATTTTTGTTAGTGTTCCAATTTCTGCTTCAATGCTACCCGATTCGATAGCCGTAGCAGAAACATAATCTGATGCTCCACTTCCTAAAACTAACTCAAGGTCTGTTTCAAAAATCACACTAGAATTATTTGGATCTGAAACTAATGATCCTACCGGTATTGTACAACCCGCTGAATTAGCTGTACATTTTAAAGACACTGTTGAATATTCTGCTTCATTCCTTGTAATGCCATTTAATAGAACCAAATCACTTAAGGCTTTTCCACTTGCTGATTGAGGATTAAACATTTGTGCAACCTGCATAATCAATTCATTTTGATCTGCTACTACTTCGGACATAATACCAGCTAATTGCCCAAAGACAGAATCATCAGAAGTTTTTATGTTTTCCCCAAATGATTCTTTAAACTTCTCTAATAGTTTTTCTTTTATTTCAGATAGGCTATCTAATGTTATACCAGTTGAATCAAAAGTGCTCATTTTTCTAAATCCTTATTTCACTATTTTCAACACCATAAATTGTTTCAATCAATGTTTGTAATAGAACACCCTTATTAATCAAATCCATTCCAAAGCTAAAGCTGTTTATTTTCCTAACTCCCTCTGTATCCAGAATGATCTTTTTGATAATATCCCCTTTTTGTATATGATTGTAAACAGTCTTGAACATAGCATCAAACCAGGGTATTCCCATTTCATAATTTAAAAAGTATTCATATTTAACTGTTAGTATTCTAATTTTTGTGGATTGGACAACTTCCAATCCATCAGTTACAAGTGTCAAATCCCCACTTATCAAATCAAGATCATGATTTGTATCTAAAGCTAAATCAATCATATTATTTCAACTCCCTGGTGTTGGTGGTCCTGTAGCATCTGGTCCAGTTGGGGATTCATATGGATGTGTATGACTAGAAAAATGGGTTGCAATTATTCCTAATAGGGTTTGCAGTTCGGTTGCTTCAATAGTACCTGTTACATTTATATTTCCTGTGACTTTAATATCACCCAATATTTCAAATCCATCAACTGATAGTTTCAAATAGCTTGTATTATCTATTTTTCTAATGGATATACAATCTGTTTCAATTGGTGCCTTTGTATCAACTAATGGTGTTAAACCAGGGATTGCAATCGCATCAGATAAATCAAATGTCCTTTTCAATTCTGGATCAACTAATCCGCCCTTTGTTATCCAATTTTCAATAGCCCTTTCAGCAATAATCAATAATACATATGAACCATTTTTCAATTCAAATGTTATTTCAAAATCTCCACTTCCAAAAAACAAAACTGGTACATCTTCTAACAGTGGTAAATCAATTATTTCACCACTGGTAAACTTCCTTTTTAAACAAGGCTGGATTGATGCAAGCCTTGTAATTGGATCAAATGATTCAATTTGTCCAATTGTTGCTGTATGCATTTCAGATAATAGAGAAAACAAAATATTTTGAATTTCTTTTCCTAACATGATTTTACAAGCTTTCGCATTCTAGATCACAATAAAACGATTGTGCATAATTAGATCCTTTTATTCTAACAGTATCAATAACAAAAATTCCTTTTGCTGTTATATCAAATGCTTTTTTCTTTCGATTCTTAACCATTGTAAAACCAACAATAGAAGCAGGGTTAACAGGTGCTAACGAAACTAATCTTGATGGTCTTAGATCGGGATTGATTAAAGAAGTAGCAGTTAGACCAGCTACTTTTTTCTTTGTGCCTTTAGTTTCCTTTTCTACTTCCACTATCTTAGGGGAACCAATCAATCCTGTGTCTGGTGCAAGCAATGTAACTTTCTTATAAGCTGATAGGGGGATTTGTCCCTTTTCTTGAATTTCAATAACGCCTCTCTGAATGCTCCATTTTAGACCATATTGATTACATAGCAAATCTAATATTGATTTTGTTTTTCCTGAATATGATTGAGAAGACAAAAGGCTTTTTGTTACAATTGTTGATAACTCAAATGGTAAATCTAAGGAAGAAAACAAATCATTTAATATTGTTGAAACGGGCGTTCCTTTTGAATAGGATTTATTAAACTTCTTACCATAAAATGATTCTCCACCATCAACGGCTTTTATTGTAGTTTTCCAATCAGATTTTTCCTTTTCATGCAAAACCTCAATTGCAGTTCCAAGGAATAATAAAGCTGGTTTCATCTGATAACCAGCATGTATTTCAAGCCCTTTAAAATCAGAAGAAATTTCTTTTCTGGTTTTTTCAGAAAGATTGAAAATTGTTATAGTTGCATTGTTTAAATCCTTCGAACTTCTAGTTAGTTCTATTTCAAAATCCATATGAAGATCTGTAAATGTGTAACTATGGCTTCCAGTCATTACAACACATTTGACCGATCTATCAAATAGAAGCATTTACAATTCATCCTTTGTAACATACAATAATTGAAATCTATCTCCCATGTTATCATAATTTGGGTCTTCATATCTAGAAGACATATCGACAATATACATTTTTCCTAACTCAATAACTGCATATGGTTCCAATAAATCAACACCACCAACTAACTTCATACCTTTTAAATCTACTTCGTTTGTTACTCCTTTTAAATCCATATACCAACATTCTTCTAAAGTTGAATATTTAATTGAAATTTGATAGGAATCATCTTCTAATGTTGTACTAAAATCATAATATGGTGAATCATTGAACAAGGGTATTACTAACATTTATACACCTGCCAATGTTGCCAAAATAGAAGCACCTTTTGTGCCAGCTGGACTAGGGGATTGTGCCCCTTTTCCTGCTTTTGCACTTGCTTTTTTTGCATTTGCTTTTGCAGTCGCTTGCAAATCAGGCGGTAGTGTTGATGGATCTATATCAGCTATTGCAGTTGCAACCATTCTAACCTCTTTAAATTCAATTCTGCATTGAAAGCAATTTCCAGTATTGACATTTACAGAGGGAGAAATTGAGGTAATCATTACACCATAATAAAGATGCAATGGGGTTGCCACATTTATAACTTTGTTTTCGTCCTTTAGTTTATATAATGCATCTTTTTTATCCCTCCATGTATCGAATGAGAGATTACCAGAAATAGCATTTCCAATTAAAGACAAAGGGTCGAAAGCTACATCCATAAATTCACAATCTAAAGTCAATGTAAATGGACGTGCAATTCTATAATCTGTTACATCTAAACCAGCTTCAACCGGATGTTCTGTTATGTCAAAATCATATGAAACACTTTCATCAATAATCAAATCAATTTGTATTGAATCAATTAATTTCGGCCCTGGTGCAAACAACCCAAGTAATTTGCTTGGATCTGCAATTGCGCTTGCTACTTGTGCAACGCCCATTAGTATTCAACCCCACTATCAAAAGCGTATCCAACCCTTCTAAAAGATTCCTCAATGTGTTTTGTTACTCGTTTTGACAAGTCTTCACCAGATTCTCCTGGTTGTTGTTGGATGGTAACTCTATTTTCAACATTAAAGTTTTTGGTTGTGTTTTTGCTAGTTAGGTTTTTTTGTGCTTCATTTGCTGCAATGCTACTTAGATTAATTCCACTATGCACGGGATTGATTCCACCCGTGTTAATCCCTGGTGATACAACAGGATTAGCAACATTTTTTCCATGAGAGAAAAATCCTCCTATAATAGGAATCTTGGCTAGATCTAACCTTACTGATTCTATTTGTTGTTTTATCCAATCAACAAAATTGAACCAATCATTTTTAATCGCTTCTAATGGGCTAGTGAATCCATATTTCAACCATGCCCATATTTTAGACATATCGGTTGCAACCATACTAGGAACTTTTGAAAGGTACTCTAGAAATTTATCAAATGCTCTTTCTTGTCCTACTCTCCATAAATCTACTTCCTTATCATTTTTAAATATGCCGAAGTAGATTAATAGGTTTCTTTCAATATCTGCTAATGCTGCACCTTGCTCCGCACCCCAAGCAGCAATAACCGTTTTATCACCTTTAAACCAGTGGTATAATTCATCAAATCCAATTAATGCTGTTGCAATAGACAAACCTAAAACCCCATCTTTCCCCAAATTGCCAGCTAAACTTTTAATAGCATTTCCCCATCCATCAACTTTTGCGGTATCAGACAACAAACCAACGAAATTTGAAAACGGCTTTAATACGCTGGCAATCTGCCAAGATGCAATCACAACCCCAATTATTTTAAGGGTGTTTTCCAATCCACCTAATCTATCAACTATTTTTTCTAATATGCTATATCCTGTCCTAAATGTTGAGAAAAGCCATTTAAATAATTTAACTAGGGATTCCGCCCAAATTTTTATTTTTGATTGTATAAGTTCCTTATTTGCAATAGACCACTGAACAAAGCTTTCAATCAAAGGTGCTATTGCTCCACCCACTAAACCGGATACTTGTTCTCTCAATGTTCCTATTATGGAAATAGCTTCCCTAAAAGCTTGTGAGAATCTTAGAGCACCATTAACACTATCTTGATTTGCAAAATTGAACTTCCTATATTTTTCAATCAATTCTCCAACTGAGATATTTTGAGATTCAAGATACCCTAAAACCTTAGAAGATATTTGACCCCTTGGATCAATGATTTCAGCTAGTGATCCCCTTGCAACTTGGCTATCAACTTTCCTTGCGCCTTCTAATATACGTTTAAACTGTTCATCAATTGGAAGCTTTCTAATCTCTTGCATATTTAAACGCAATTTTCTAAATGCATCAGCTTTGTTAGAATCATTAATATTTCTATTTAAATTCAATAATAGCTTGTTTACATCTTCAGATCCTATATCACCTAGTTTAAACGTATCATGTAATGTTGATAACTTTTCAAATGTTGTTCCAAGGGCTTTTGCTGCAATATCTGTTTCTCTAATTTTCAAATTTGTTTGTACAAAAACAGCACCAGTAACACCAGCAAAACCAGCAACAATAGTTCCAAGTTTTGCAAAAAACCCAAATGATTTTTTTAATTGATCCTGAAAGGACACTATAGCTTTCTTATCAACATCTAAACCTAACTTTGCAACAAATTCTTCAATTATTGTGTTCGACATTGATATTCAATCTCCATTCTCAAAAACATAAATTCTTGACGATCTAGGAAATCTATATTGGTCCATTCATAATCAATCACATCAGGATCAACATTGTAGTATAATGCAACTGCATAATTTGACTGTTTCCATTCCTCAACTAAATGCTTGGGAATATTTATTTTATTATTCCTTCTAGCATAGACGAACCTTTTTTTAATAGATCCGTCATGTTGGAGAAAAAATCAGGGAAATTAGCCTTTATCCCATGAAATAGAATAATATAAAATTCTTCTGGATTCCTTTCAAAGTAATCTGTTTCATCTAATGACTTGATTTCTTCATTGTTAATAAATGCAAATCTTAAAATCTTTGTACCCATATCCCAAAGTTTATTAAAATCTAAGGTTTTTAAAATATCTGGTAATGGATTTTTACTATCACTAGATATTGAAACTAGGATTGCAGCAAGGGTGTTGTGAAAAATTTCCGCTGCTTCTTTTCTTTTTAAAGGAACTAAGTCAACTTTTTTCACTTCACCTTTTAGGTTTCTAAATTCAAAAGAAACCTTCTTTAATGGATCACCCATTTTTTATTCCTTTATAGCTCAATTGCACCCATATGTGTTAGGGCACCATTGACAAATTGGAAAACGTATTCATTTTCTTTTGCTTCTTTGCCCTTTGCAAATGGGGGTTCTTTTCTTAAAGTGCAACTAGCTGCAAAAAACAAATCACCATTGGAAGCCTTATCAACTACCGTAATTGGAAAGGGTTCATCCAATAGATCCAAACCTGCTATTACTGCATTAGAAGGTGTATAATCAGCTAATCTAATTGTGATAGTTCCAGATCTGTTTAGTTGCTTAACATGTCTCCCTTCACCATCAGTACCGACGTGCATTGTTCTCTTGTCTTCCGTATACTCCGCGACAATCATATCACCATCAGCAAACCCACGGATTGGAAAGGTTCCCAAAATTAACATTACCTTAGAAGGATCATATTGTTTATAGTCAGTCATTTTTCATTCTCCTTTATAGGCTCCATGTTCCGACAATCTTATAATCATTAATAGCACTATTCAAATAACCTGAAAAAATTTCTTCATGATCGAATTCATGTGAAGCCCTTTCCGCTGGCGTAATAGTATCTGGATCGGGCATTGTAACAACAAAGGGCCTATCAACAGTGTTAACTAAAATACTTCTAATAATAGCTTCATCTCCAATCTTCCTAATGATACCTTCAACAATTGTAAATGTTGCTAAATCAAATGCATGTAGTTTTGCATTTAACATGCTGGTAAAAATGTTTTCTCTAATTCTAGCAACAAACCAATCTCTACCTAACATGATCCTTTTCTCTTCACCACCTGATGTTAATCCATTATACATGTAAGTATTGCTTCCAATGGTTTCAATCCAGTTATAGTTTTTGGCTTTTAAGGCTACAATTTCACCAGCGGTTAAGGGTGTTCCTGATGCCCCACTTTCTGTTACCTGTGATAAAACCTCATATGCAAAACTACAGGATCCTTCGGTGGTAGGAAAAACACATCCTGAAACCGCTGCATCAGGATATTCATCATCCTTAGTTGTGTAAATAATTAATGTTCGTTTCAATGAAAGGGCTTTGCAAAGGTACCCAATATCAGTTATCTTTGTTGCATCAACAGCATTATCATCATTGGTAACTAGGTCTAAAAGTAATTCTTGAGTTTCAATGTATTGTGCTAGTGCTAACTGTTGTGCAATTGAACAACCCCTTTCATGAACATTGTAAAATGAATTGTCAATTTCCCTAATTGCTTGTAAAGCTGTTACTGGTGATTCTGCATCAACACCACTAACGGCAAACCCTGTTGAACAGTGGGCAAAAGTATCACTAGGAATATTGCCAGAAACAACAAATCCTGTTGATACTCCCATATAAGTTGCACCAGATAAATCTGTACCTGCGGCCGGTGCTCCAATTGTAACAGTTGGTGATTCTGCATCTTGGCCAGTTGGCATAATAAGAGCTAATCTATTTGCTCCGTTTGTTGTAATGACGCTAAACGTTGCTTCATCTAATCCTTCAACATCTGGATCGCTCAATGCTGCTAATGCATCATTTAATTTTGTTAGAACCCCTGCAAATGTTGTAACCCCATCAAATGAAATTCCTGAAACTGTAGTTGTATTAGCTTCACTATCGGTAACTTTAAAGGCACCATCAACCACTAACTCCCAAACTGCAAATCCATCTTCATAATCTGGCATAATAAAAGCTGGTGCATCAGATCCAGTAGTTGAACTGATAACAACAGTTGGTGAAGTGGAATCACCAGCATTCATATTTAAAACTAATCTTCCAAGGGAATCAACCTCAAATGTTGCATTCTCCAATCCTACAATTGTTCCTGGTGTAACTAACGCTAATGCTGCATTTAGAATTGTAAGAACCTGTGAAAAGGCTGTTACACTATGAAAATCTAATCCATCAATTTCAACGATGTTGTCTTCACTATCAGTGAAAACTAATGAACCTTCTGTGATAGTTGCCCAAACAGAATAATCTGTTTCGTAATCTTCCATTACATAAACAGGGCCTATATCAGTTAATACCATTCTTCCAATCATTAGATCATCAGGTGTTCTCTTTTGTGAATAATATGTCAACGCATAATCATAAGGTGGAGTATCAATTTCAAAATCATCTGCATAACCTGATTTAGTTGTGTATCTATATCTTCTATCAATTGGAATTTGTTCATCATCAACTAAAAATAATTGTGTTCCAAACCCCATTGCGGGAGCAACGGCGGTTTGTAAAATTGCTTGAACATCAACATGATCGCTAATTTGTGCCATTGTCAAGCCCTTTCAAATATTCGATCATCTTTAAGATCGTTGCAACATCTAACCGCATTGCACGATCATATAGTTCCTTTCCAAATTTCCTATATAATAAACCTCTATTGTTTTTTAGTTTCCTTAATTTAGATGCATACTTGATCCATTTGAAAATGTTCATTCTAAACCATCCAAATATTCAATTACTGCTTTTAAAGTGAAGGGTTCAAATCCTTTGATAATTGCGTTGTATTTCCTTTCACCAAATTTTTCAATGATCGCATCTTTGTTTTCAATAATTCTTTTTTGCCAATTAATAACGGTTGA